GAACGATCCAATACTCTGTTAAATTGATCAGGTGTAAGCTTCTTAGCTACATCTAACCCTCCCTCAGCAATGAGTTCTTGCCTAGCAACTAGGTACGACACAGCTCTTGCGAACATTTCCCCTTCATTAAAGAATACAGTACCTTTATCTAGTAAATTCTTAGCAGTTCTAGCTCCAATACCGTACCCTTGGATAGAGGCAGCATAGTCTGCTTGTGTTTTAATAGCGTCAACTAGACCTGAGTCCTTAAGTTCAGCAATAACATTCTTCATTTCTTCAGGAGACCTAAATAGTACATCACCTTTAGAGATAATACCCTTATAGCCTGCTGCTCCACTCTCAAATGCTTTGTTAAGTACTTTAAGATAGAACTTCTCACCTTTACCTGACGCACGAATAACATCATCAGCAAACAATACGTTCCTAAGTACACCCCACTGTGCAAAAGCAGTAGCACCGAAGATAGGGTGTAGTGATAGAGCTGGTACAGCTCCCACAGCCTGAATAACTCCACTGGATAGGTTGAAACCTCCTAGTAGTGCGTGAAATGTAAGCCCTCTAGTAAAAGCAGACACATCTGTAGACCGTAGAGTAGAGCCAAGCATGCGTACTTTAGGTGCAACAGTTCCGCCCATGAATGTACCGTTACCCCACCGCGTCTCAATGAAGGATGCAGTCTGGTTTAGTACGGCAGCCATGAACCTCTCATCAGGTGTCTCAAGGTTTAGTATTTGTTTAAGGTAGTCTCTTGTAGTTTCTAGACCACTCTGTAATTCTGTAGGGATATCTTTACGTATCTCACTCAACCAATTGTTAGGGTCAGATAGCGCACCATTATCCCATGTCTTATTGGCACTGTTTAACCACTTGTTGATACTCTGCATACGGAAAGCATTGTACGCCATATTCTTAGATACAGCATTTAGGTTTCTATCTAAGGCAGCCATAGAGTTTACACGATCAGGACGAGTGCCATCACTATTAAGTAAGATATCACGACTAGACCTAGCTGAGGTATACAGGCTTCCACCGTACTGCATAGTCTCAATCTCATCTGATAGACCAGTAGCAATGTACCCTTCACTATCAGAAGCAGTTACAACTACCCTGCGCTTAGAATTAGAGTTAGATGCAGCCCACTTAAAGGCTTCACCTTCATTGTTGAATAGACGTACTGTCTTACGCGCTGTCTCACGGAAACCATCTACGATTATGTCTGAGTGTACACGAGCAACAAAGAAAATATTCTCACGAATAACAGGTATGTACCCTGTATGGTTCCTTAGCGCTGTCTCAATAGGCTTAGTAGTATTTCTAGGGATTACTACATGTCTATAGCTACGTATACCTACACCTTCAGGAGACACCGTTACAGGATCACCTTCTATGCGTACAAGAACATTGTCTTTATCCATCAATAAATTGTAGGCTTTACTTTTATACCTAACAGCGCTACCACTAATAGTATCAAATACTTCTGATATCTTTAGATTGCCCGTATCTTCTATAACCTTAACAGCTACGCGAGTATGCGATGGTTTAAATGTAGTGGGTATGTTTAGTTTTGTTTCTTCAATACCGTTGAATATAAAGTTACCTACAAGACGCTCATCTGCTTTAGCTCTAGCTATGTTAAAGATTTCACGCACAGCATAGTAACTGTCCTGTTCATTAGTATCCACAATCTTTACGACACCATCAGGTGTAGATACTCCTGCTGTTAACTCATCGCGAGTGTACAGCTTACCTACTTTATTGCCAAAGGTATCCTGAAACTCGTCACCTGCAATAAGGACAGAGTTCATGCGTTCTTTACCTTGCTTGCCCACACCTCTGTACGCTACAGCAACCATCTGATTGAAGGTCTTCTGTAGTTTACCGCGCTGTAATCCTGCAGCAGTAGCTGCTGATATTAGATCGTCACCGTGTTCTGTTAACCTACCAAGGAAAGCAGAAGGAGACAAGACTATACGACCTAGTGCGCTACCTCTTAGGCCTAGTGCAACAGTATTAAACGTACCTGTCAAGGCATCCTGTGTCATCTTGATCTCTACTTGCACAGTGTTATACGAACCATCTTCAATAAGGTTGACTGAAGGATCAAGGCTATCTATCTTACTTCCATCTGTAAGGAATAATTGTTTTGTCTCTTGCTCTAAGTTCTTACCAACAGTAACCTCCATGATAAATCCATCTTGTAGGTCTTCAATCACTCTAGGGCTTAATCCTGCAGAGATGTTACTATCTAAGCCATGCCTACGGGCTAGCTCAGCAAAGTTATCAATGGCAAAGCCTCTTGCTGCTTCTCTCTCGTCAGGTCTAATCACCCCACGGTTAGTAACAGTAAGGTCTGCAGCTAAATCACGTACCTGCTCTACCTTCTTACCTGAGATAGCTTCCTTAGCACTTAAGTCTGTTAATAGAAGTGCTCTTTGTTCGGCTTCTAAGGCTGCTGTAGAGTGTGCAGCGATACCATCTGTAGCTAGGGGGTCAAATAGGTTCTTACGGAAGTTAGCGCCAATGCTATTGGCTACTGCCACATCAGTAGGAGTAGATGTAGTGGGTAAGTTAATACCTGTATCATCTTTAACAGCTATAGCATTAAGTTGTCCTGATTTATTTCTATTGCCAAAATTCTTTAGCAGTGCTACGCCCTTGCCTGATGCCTGTTGCATCTTAAGTGAGCGAGCAAAGAAACCGGCAATAGCAGCTACGTCAAATACAGCTGCTGTAAGATCAACACCTACCTCTAACCAACCTTCATTAAGATCAGATATATCTAGGAACTCCCCTAGTCTAGCTGCTGCTCCAACCATGTTGCCGTCAGTCTCTTCTGCTAGTGCACGTACTAGGTCAGGGAAGATAGCAATCTGTTGCGTTGCTGGTAGCTCATTGAAAGCTATAACAGCATTCTGAATAGAGTTTTCACCTACTAGATCAACACCCCAAATAGATGCTACATCTGCACGATCCTTAGTCTGTACAAATGGGAACATGTATTGAAGTACGTCTCCAATCTTGCCGCCATCAGTCAGTGTGATACTATCAAACCATCCTGAACTATCCCACCACTCCTGCATATAGAAAGATGTGAATGCTTTAGCTATATCATTAGTCAATGCACGACCATGTGCTTGAGGGTCTAGTTGAAACAGCTGATCAAAGGTAACCTCCTCGCCTAGTTCTTTAGATAGGCGTTGTCTAGCTGCCTCAGCAAAACCACGTTCTTCCTCATTCCAGCTCTCAAGTAACTCAGAGGAGCTAGAAGGAATTGCTTTACCAATAGCATTATACGTACCTACAACAAAAGCATTGTCAGTAGATAGGATAGAGTTTACATTGTCAGGGGAAATATCTTCAGCTGTGGTGGGTGTAGTTGGGTCTGCAACATCTGCAACCATACCATCAATAGCTTTAGTAGCCAGCTCTCTTGAGTTAGCTAAGGCTTCTTCTTGTGGGTTGATAACACCAGACTTAGCTGCATTAAACTTCTCTAATAGAACAGGACCACTCACAGGTTCTTTACCAGTAGACATAATTGCAAACTGGTTAGACCTAGTATCTGAGGTTGCTTCTACATTAGTAAACAGCTGCATCTCTTTAGTAAAAGCATCAACAGTCTCTAATGGAGTATTAACTTTTTGGAATAGATCGTCTATCACTTAATTATCCTAATCTAGGTAATGCTAAATTAACTGCGGTTATTCCTAAGCTTGCAACAGCGCCTGCGCTTGCAGCTCTTGCGCCTTCTCTGATGCTTGTGCGTTGGAAGCCTAAGTCTCTATCTAAGAAAGATAAATTCTGTCCAAGTTCTGTCTCAAGAGCTGTAGTACCTGTGATGAATGAAGAGGTAGTACCAGCACCGCCTGCAATAGCCTGATTAGCTAGTCTGCCTCTACGAATACGCGCTTCACGTACTTGTCCTCTACGGGTTCGGGCCGCAGCTAAGTCTGCTCTTCCTGTTTCTGCTTCTGCCTGTCTTTTCCGTGCCTTACTAGCGCTAATAGTTCCTATTACTGCTACTCCTGCACCTACAACGGCTGCTGCTGCTATTACTAGTGCTGTTGTTATTGCCATATTACTATTATCCTATCTTCTTTATGTAGCCATGTTCCACCAAGTGATAGCCTTGTCTTTCGTATAACTTACCTACTTGCTTAGGCCGCATACCTTCTAGTGAAATCATTGCCAATACTTCTACGCCCTGTACTTTGCACCACATCTCCATAGCGTTATATAAATTCTTACCGTGGGCTTGTCCTCGCTTATCTGGATGCACCCACCAGAACAATTCTTGCGCCTGTAGTTTTCCTGTACATAGATCAGGAGCCATAGCTACTGCAGTACCAGCCATATTATCTTCTGTTAAGAAGAAACAGAAACCACCTAGAGCAAGTAGCTGAAGATAATAGGCATGCATATGCTCTTTATCTACTGCGTGCTCAAAAGGCCAGTCAATAGAGTCATGGAACATTGCTCCAATATTCACTACGTGTTCTACATCTTCTGCTGCTGCTATTCGTACCGTTGCTTCTGTCATATCTATACCTCTGTGTTTCCTGAAACATTCTTAGCCCATCCAAGTAACCTTAAATCTTTGCCTGCCTCCGTGGAGAATAGAAGGGATAACGCGCTACCTTTGCCCCTAAGTTTATTCTTAGTAGTAATAACTGAGAAGCTATAGTCAAATGGATCACTAACATCTTGTGGTTGGTAGTATCTCTGTAACCTGTAAGCTTGAAATTGTCTACCAAATCTGCCTGCATTAGCTGAAGTAGTCCACTGCCACTGCGCCTGTACTAGACAAGAACTTTGATTAGTAAGAATAAGCTCGCTATTAATATCTAGTTCCCACCCATCTTCTGTCCTCTCACAGTGTACTGTTAAGTACGGTATTTGTTTATCTCTTTGTGTATCTTCAAATAATTCATAACCTGTTAGTAAGAATGCAGGAGCATCTACTCCCACACCGTCATGACTAGGCCAATCTAAGAAAGTACTGTTTCTAAACGAGCTAAATGTAAAGAACTGATTGCCTGCATCTCTATTCTGTGTTGTAAAGTATTTTAACTCTGTTGCCACTGGTGCTGAAACTACTTGTGTATGTATAACAGGATCAAAGCCTACAACTACAGGATCAGCGCCTACTACAATAGTAAATATCTCATCTGTTGCTACAATACCCGGTGTCTCTATATAGTCAGACATAAAAGGACTATTCGTAGCTAAAGGAGTTATTGTACTAGGATAGAATGCTCTTAAAACTGTATCAAATACTAGCTCTTTAGTAGATTGATTTCTATTAGTAACACCATCGTATAAAGGATCGTCATTATACATCCATCTAATTTGTCTAGCTCTGCTATCAAACTTACCTCTTGCAGAACCTTTAGCAGATGAGGATATCTCATTATAAAAAGACTGTATTGTTTGTTCTGTAATATTAGATGATTGAAACTGTCCTGAGGCCTCATCAGGTGTTATAATATAGATACCACCATCAGCCCAATACACTATAAAGCCTTCTACAGCTACAACACTTTCACCGCTAGTAGTACCTACATCTGTTATCTTACGAATAGAAAATGCAGTGGCACTGAAACCAGTTGTTCCACCTAAAATCTCCCATACACCGTTATCTCCGAAAATAATAAGAGCGTTACCTATCGGCTTCATTGCTACACATGTACCTAATTCAGCAATAGGAATAAAGCCTCCATCAGTATCAATCAAATCTGAGATATGCTCTGATGTTGGGTCTGCTTCTTGGAAACAATCTGGCAGTTTATCTATACTAGACATTGACGGACTAAAGAAAAGGTACGAGTTATACTGCGGTGAAAGACTATCTCCTAACTTTACCTGTGCCCCCATACCAGAAAAGAACACTCTTCCGCCATATGCTGCAACAACTGTAGGCCCCGTATCAGAGACATCCTCTGGAAGACCTACGTTTACACCGGGTTTTAATGGTGTTACTGAAAACACTGTCCCAGTATATTTTACTTCTGATAATGTAACCATTATTAAGGTATCTCTGAGAAAGAACCGTCACCTTTAAGGCCGCCGCCGCCGCCAATAATGGTATCACCTGTTTTAGGTGTCGGTTGTGTTACTGTAACGGTTGTATCTGAGGCATCTACTCTTCCTGATCCTCTGTTAAACGCGTCAATAATATTGTGCCCCTTCGGAGCTGGTGTAGAACCAAAGAATTGTTTTACTAGTTGATCTGGATCAAAGGTATCTGTGCCGTCTTTACCTAGAAACCAAATATCTGCATTAGAAGGATACACTCCCTGACTAGCAAAAAATTCTGTTATCCTAGCATTATCCCAACCCTGATTTTGAAGATTATAGCTATGTGCCTGTGTAAGTATAGAGGGACGTTCATCAACTGCTAAGGCATCATCAACACCAAATAGGTCTCGGATATTTATAATTTGTTTCTCTAATATAACTACGTCACCTATATTATCATAGACTAAAGAAAATATAAACTTAGAACCATTAACTACTACCAGCCTACCTAGTGTCTGCGTAATAGATACATTATTTGTGGCAGAACCTGCCTCTAGTGTTAGTACTCCTGTAGGATTACCTACATCTCCTAGATTTTTTTGACTTGCTGATATGCTTTCTGCAAATAGATCATAAAAATATAAGTCTAGTCCTTGTTGAACAACAACTAAACCAAGAGTAGGATCATCATTAATGCCCTTCCATTCACTTGCACTTAAAGCTAGACCAGATGCTGTAGTTGATAGAACACCGCTGTCTTCTAATGAGAAATTTTGTTCATAGTCTAAGCCTAAACGCCTACGTCTAGCGCCATTTCTTTCTAATATAAAATTATCTTCATCTATTGATGCATTTTCAGGAAACGTTAAAGGGCTGGCCTCAGTTATAAGGCCTCCAATAAACGTATTATACTCCTTATTCGCCTTAGCTCTTGCCAATCTACTTGTCCTTGATATTCTTCTTATTGTACTCTTTAACTTTTTCTAAATTCTCTTCACTTTTCTTCTTCTTATCTAGTTTAGCTTTGTTTATTACCTTCCACGCCTCAATAGCTTTATGTGCTATTGCCTCTGACGTATACAGACCACCTAGAATATCTGGTGTTTGACCTCCGCTATCATAGTAAATCTCAAAGAAGCAACTGCCTGCAGCATTACCGCCACGCTTACGTATTAATAAATCTTTCATGTATCCTTAACCTTTGTCAAATAATGGATTAGTGTGTGTGATAGCTGCGCGACCACCTACTGGTTGTCTGCCATAATTAGGATAGCGGTTTTGTGCATTAGCTTTCCAGCCTTGTTGCGATAAATATCTTTTTTGTCTAGTAGTCTGTTGCTCTGCTTTCTCATTTACTAGCTGTTTAAGAGCATTGAAGCAGACTGACTTAGCTTCAGCTAGAAACATAGGGAAGTACTTAGAAGGTAGATCAGCTATGAACGCATCATTCTGTGAGAACGTTGCTTCTCTGTAGCCTATTAACTGTGACTTTGATGACTGCAGTGTGGTGTCTACCTCACTATCAAACGAATTAAAAATAATATGTTCATCATCAAAGCTAGTCCAGAACTCAGGAGGCCTATCATTTTTTATGTATATAGTAGCTCCGCCAGTATCTATAACAGTCTGTACTGTGGCCTCACTACTGTCGTATCCGTTAGTCAATATTAAGAAGGCTTCCATGCTTCTAAAATGAACAGGAAGAATTTTATCTTTGGTATCAGAAAGCCTACGTTGATTGTACTTAATAGAAATAACATTATCTAGGTTACGTACATTCTCAGGCAACTTCATATGTGTAGGTTTAGTAATATCACCTAGTCCGTCTAGTCTAAATAGAGAACGCAGGTGAGGCCATATTTTATTAGCCATCAACTCAAAGAAAGTTGTTTCTAATACCTGTCCTACTTGTTGTGACTCAACAGTATCTGATACAGAGTTTACTTCATCACTGTCCATATCATTAAGGATATCTTGAACCATCTGTAGGTGTGTTAGTTTACCCATATTACCTAGACCTTATTTTTATACTTGCTGTATCTACGTTTAAATCAGTTGTAGCAGTAACAGCGTATACGCGTAATTCAATAGTATCATTCTCGACTACCTGTAGTACTGCGGATACTGAATTAGAACCGGGATTACTTCCGTCATACTCTGCTTTAGAGCTTGTTGATGCTACTTGTGTGCCGTTCTTTGAAACAGTATACACATACTGTCTAGTCGCGCCACCTGCAATAGCTGCAAATAATGTGGCATCTATAAGAACAGATACTTTTTCTTTCCCTATATACGTAAATTTACCTGCCGTAGATATAGTAAATTGTTCTGTAATATCTTCTATAAAAGCAGTACCAAAATTCACTAGAACAGAGTTTCCAGAACCAGTACCAGAAAAAGTTGTACTAAGAGCAGAGCCAAGTATAGAACCTGTTGCCGCTATTGTACTATCAGGAACACCCTGATTTCCCATAGACACCCATAATAAATCGCCAGTAGCTAAGCCTACGGTAGCTGTTCCTGCGCCTCTGAAAGCACATGATCCAATAAATCCTCTACCTCCTGCTAGTATGTTTGCAGAATTTGCTGCCATTGAAATAGCTGTGGATGCTGCCGCCGTATTGAAGGTAACATCAGGCCCAATAAATACCGTATTAAAAGTAGCTGTACCTAAATCAAGTATAATTCCTGCTGTGTTTGTTATGCCTACAGAAGATATTGCAAATCTTTCATTAGTGCCTGTAAAAATTAATCCCCCAGTAGTCATATTAACTACCGCGCTTTGTGAGTATACAAAAGTGCCCCAACTATTTACAGTGCCGATAGTATCACAAGCTATAATTACAAGATTTCTAATAATACCAAATTCTGTTTGTGATCCAGCGCCTGTACAATTAAGGATAGCGGCAGAAGCAGCGACAATAGATATATCACTAACACTGAAAGATGCAGTCATTGTGAATAAATTGCCTGTAGTTGATGATGTGATACGATCTATTCTATTGCTTGTGCCTATAATAACACTATTGCTTGCAAAAACTATTCTATTGACACCAATATTAACATTACCTGCAATCATATAACCAGTATCAGGCTCTAAAGTAATTACATTTGAAATAGGTGTAGGAAAATCTGTCAATGTAGCTACTGATACTATGTTTGCAGGTGTTCCGGGTAATGTAACCCAAGAACCAGAGCCTGCGCCATTAGCTAAATATACGGTAAGTGCTGCAGCAGATACTACATCTTTAGGTTCGTGTAACTGTGAGCCTGTTAGTGCTGCGTGTTCTAAATTTGGCATACGTATATCACCTAAAGATTATATTGTGGGAGGGAAGTAGTAAGAGGGGGCAGAAGAACTCCACCCCCTCATCGTTTGTTAACCACGTAGATATTCTACAATGATTTTAGCTTTACCGTCAACAGTAATGACGGGTGTTGAACCGCCTAGCGATAAACCAAGTACGGTTTCAGCTGCGAACTTGGCTGCCCAAGTACCTGTTAACGTGGCAGTTACGTCAGCTGCGCCAGTTGCTTCCGCAATAGATTCACTGATAACTAAACCATTTGTTGCTTCCGAGCCATCCGTACCAAGTAAAATGGTAGGAGTTGTACCCGTTAGCGTAAAGGCATCTTCACCTTCATAGAAGGCGTTTAAGATAAGAGCGCCAGCAGGTAACGTAACGTTGTCTAGACCGATGTCATCATCAATCATCTGCTTTGTCAGCTGTACAACCAGCTGTTCTTTTGCGCCTTCAACTTTAGCATTACCAACACCTTGAAGCTCACGCTCCCCGTAATGGTTGCTAACGCCTAGGCCTGCACTGTTTTCAAAAGTCATAATAGCTCTCCTTAAGCGGTTAAAAGTCCATCGGTTACAATAACGCCCAATGTATCTACACGTTGAACACCGTAACCGAAACGTTCTGTAGTAATAAACTCATCACGTTGACGATCTTTATTACGCTCACCTTCAACCTTAACAGGCTGACGAAGTGCAAACATAACAGGTTTAGTGTTATCATCAAGAACTGACATAAAGATATTTGCAACACCTGCTCGTGTAACAGAGTCTGTGCCATCAATGTCTGTACCTGCGTCAATAGAAGGCAGACGGTTAGACGTAAAGATGTTCCAACCATGTAAGTTCATAATGAATTGATGCTCATTGGCGAAGCTGGATTTAACAACTTCATCAAATAGCGGTGAACGGTCTACATTAGCTACGAGACCTGCTAGCTTATCTAGCGTAGCAGCGACTACAGGATCAACAAAAGCTACACGACCTGCCATAGGTACGTTAGCCTTCGTAAAGGCAAGACCCATATCAATCATATCTGCTTCAGTAATCTGCTCATTGCCGCCTGATGCTAGGAAACGGTGTGCAAAACCATCAATAGCATTCGGGTCTGCGGGTGTTTGACCTGCTTCGGCTGTTTGAAAGAAGCGAGTTTCTCTGCGCTCTTGTAGAGCACGTGTTGCTTCCATAGCGCGAGCAGCCATTAGTTGATCAATCTGTGCGCCGTCTTGACGTAGAACGTCTGTGACGTACCAAGCATCACCAATGTAGTCTGTGATTTGTAGAGTTACATTACCCGTTTCAATAGGGTTGTAAATTAGTGGAGTATCTTCTGACACTTCTTGAACAGTTGCGACACCAATTGTCTTGATATTTAGAACGTCACCCATACCAAAATCAGATACGTCGCGTACAAACATCTCAGGCAATAGACCATCATGCAAGTTTTCAAGAATGAAAGAAGAGAACTGTTGCGCTTCAATAAACGCAGTTGTATTACCAGTACTTTGACCAGCCATAGGACTTCTCCATTTTCATTTGTTTAAAGTTAAAGTTAGTCTTGAGGCTTATGTCGTTTCCATTCATTCGTCATCTCTTTAGACGTGGCTCCGTACATAAGACCTTTCTTTTTTTGTTCAGGAGCAGGAATATGTGCTGGATCAATACCAGCGTTTATTTTCTGTGGTAGGGGCGTAGAGGCTCCTTCCAATTCCATTCCAAAATATTGTAGCAATGCTTTAGGGGATTTTGCAGCGATATCATTTAAGAACTGTACGCCTACTCCAAGCTCACTGGCTTTCGCCTCAAGTGCTTGGGTTACTTTCTCCTTACTGCCGAACTCTTTTGCAAGAGCGTTTCCAACAGTTTTAGTATTGCTTTTAACAAGATCAGCTTTCTCTTTAACCGACAACGCCTGCAAAGCAAGAGCTGTAATATGGGCATCGTCAACAGTCGCTACAACGGGTGGTGTTGGCGCTGGTGCGGGTGGCTTTAGCTGTTCTAAGATTTCTGCAGTTGTTTTAGCTTTGACGGCTGCCTCACGTAGTGTTGCATTCTCCTCTTCTAGCCTTCCGATATGTTCGTTAGCCGGAGTCAGAGAGTTCAAAGCTTCATTAACTGTTGAAAACTTTTGTGCACCGTCCTTATTTTTAATGCTGGCTAAAGCATCTGAGTAGTCAGGAGCTTCTGGTGCGGGTGTTACAGGTGGAACGGGGTCTTGTTCATCTGTGATTGCGTCTGCAATAGACGGCGTTAGCTGGTCAGCCATTTATATTTTCTCCAAAATATGTTGTTATATACCTATTATACTATGTTTTAGGAAGGATGTCAAGAAGATATTTCAGTCCTCTTAACTCTCCTACTGTATCCGCCTGCTCATAAGGCCAAGCGGCTTTCTCGTAGTTTGATTTACTTAGGCTTTTCTCTAGTACCGCAGCACTTTTAGTCTCTAACATGTCACGAAGCACTAGCATTAGGTTGTGTCCGCTGACAATAATTGTTGTTCTTTCTTGCTTCTTCTCGCCATCACGACAGTCTTTATATAGACTAGGGCTGTACTTCTCTACCATTATACTTCTTCCTCAAGAGGTGTAGCTTCTTCAACAGCTACGTTCTCTGCTGATTGATTTGCTAGACGTTGACTATCTGCATCTTCAGTGATACGTATGTTAGGTGTGATCAAACCATGTTGCTCAATACCTAATAAGTCTTCTATAAGTACTGCCAGCTTCTGTCCACTTACATGTGGTGCAATTAGACCACCAATAGCTCCACTAGCAATCATATTTAGGTTTTGTATAAGCTGTGCTTGTGCTGCAAAGTGTCTAGCACCAATAGGCCTAAGCTTACCTGATGCAGTTAAATCTTCTTTAGTTATATTTAGAAACTCTGTAACACCTACATCATCATCCATAACTCTTGCTACATCAACGCCGTCTAAATTTCTACGCGCAATAGCGAGCATAGCATTAAGAGCTGGCTCAAGTAACTCCGTCTCGAATGATGTGATCTTCTCTTGGAATATACGTCCTGCTGCATTATCAAGTGTCTGTACTTCAAAGGCAGTCTTCTCTCCGGGGGTTCTAATACCCATAGCCTGTCTAGGTGCGCCTGCAAATTCTTCCATCTTATTTTCTAAGTTCTGAATTTGTAGATCAGCATTAAGAGCAGTAGTATCTGGTACAAGCATCTTTACGTTGCCGTCTTCAGAGATATGAATTTCCTCGCCCGGACCCCAGTTAAATGCTTCTACGTCCCCTATAATAAGAAGAGGTGGGTACGCAATTAAATCAAATACATCTGCCTTAAGATTTTCAAGGTGGTCAATACGATACTGCATCCCTACTAGATTGTCTAATGGGCCCATAGCGTATAAGTTATTAGGGCGAAGTCTCCAACCTACGTGGTACTGTGTTCCCTTAGGAAGCCATGAAGGATTTGTTTGTTTTCTAACTACTTTGCTACGATCAATAACTGTAATGACATGATCCTTAAGTAATGTTTCAGTTGTTGGATCATATACGTCGCCTGTTACTTCTAGTATCTCAACAAAATCTGATTGGTAATATGACTTAAGACTTCCGAAACCATCTACATCAAAACCATTAGCCATGTTGAAATCCTCTTCACTGAAGTCACCAGAGTTACTACGGATAGTTCTAGACTGTGCTAGTGCTTCCTGAACCCATGATGCATCATCAGGATTTTCAGACATAGCTAGTTCTAGTTCACCGAATGTCATGATGCTTCGTGTGATCTTAGGTGACTGAACATATGATTGTGCTGTAGGATTAAATACAAGTGACTCAGGATTTAAACGTACCAACCTAGGTCCGATGTATCCGGGAATAATTTCACCTGTAATCTCATCAACCTTGCTTTCATTAACGTACTCTACATCACAGAAGGCATTACCGTAGTCAATATAGTCATACAGTAATCTAGAAAGTGTCTCACGCATACCACTTTCTCTAGCTTTGTTACGCATGTACGCCTGTATAGCTGTTCGTTTTTCTTTGGTAGCAGACTCCTTAGTATGTGCCTCCCACTTAAACCATCTATCATTAGGTATGAGCGCAGCAAGATAGTTTGCGTGTAGGTTGTCTCTTAGTTGTGTCAGCTTTGGTAGTGTTGTTGAGTTCTTCCAAGGTAGCATAGCATTAGATGTAGTGCTAGTATCCGTAGCAAACAGATAATTTCTCTTCTCATTTTGCTCATTTAACCAGCCCTGTCTTTGACTATCCCAATTCGTATACATCGTCACAACAGACACAGCTAGTGCCTCTGGTGTAGCTAAGTGTTCTAGGTCTATAACATTTCCGGCCATTAGTATTCCTTAATATTTTACGCCACCAAAGCGCGAGTGATATAGTACATTGTTATTGACAGTCTTGATAGCTCTTGTAGCTCTAAATTGTGGTGCTACTGCTATGTCTACTGCAGCTGTTAGCGCATCCTTCACATCATCGTGAGGTGGGTGTGCCATAATTAATTCTTCTTCTAGTACCTGACAGTTGCCGCCTTTGTAGTGGTAGATCATTTGGTTAGCATATCTAGGCTCAAGCGTGGCTGCTATACGTTCCTCTTTGTTTCCTCTAGGTCGATACTCGTCTACCTTTAATAGAAGTCCATTAGGTTTAATATAGCTTTCCTTTAACTCTCTTACAATGGCTTGTTGTGCTACTGTCACTTCTGCTCTGATCTTTCTATATCCCCACTTATTATACGTTCTAGCAATAGCATCAAAGTAGTCCATAATCTTCTCTGTCTTAAATCTATCTATGTCTAAGATAAAGATATTATTAGACGAGTCCATGCCTATGACAGCAATGGCAGTATAATCGGCCTTCTTCTTCATAGAGAAAGCAAAATCAATAGCAGCGAATACGTTTAATCTATTGTTATTGTAGTACCAAAAACCATCTTCATTGACTAGTAGTCGCTTATCGTAGTACAGGAAGCTTTCAGGTGATACCCCTCCTTCTCCAACCACATTGGGATCATTGTAATACTGTGCTCTAAACTGTGTCTTATCTAGGTACTGTGCTCTCTTCTTAGCAAGTATCTGTGTATTAAAACCAAACCAAGAACCGTCTGCTCTCTGTTGTCTAGGCCATAAGAACTGTCCTGTACCGTCTCCGTAATCTTCAACCCTACGTTCAAATGTTTCATATACAGGTGACATATCAATGATATCTCCTGACACATTATAAATCTCTTCGTTCATCTCTAGCATTGCATTATACAAATCTTTAGGATGATACCTTGTACCTACTGCCCACTCCCTAGCTCCGGGGTTAGCGATAGATGCTAGCAGTGAGTATTGTGTTTCTACTTTACCTCTGCCCTCCATAGTGTATGCATTCTCAGGTACGACAACATCATCCAGTACATTGATGTCACTGTGTAGGCCTGTGATGGATGTAGTAAGACCTGCAGTAAATACAGTAGGATCACGAATACCTTCTAAGGCTCTCTTAGGATGGTCTACAGCTATCTCGCCTACTGACCACTTTTCTCTTTTACCTTCTTCCTTGTGTACCATGTCAGGCCAAAATAGTCTGTAGATATTAGAGGTAAGAATATCTTTAATAGCCTTAAGCTGCTTCTCTGCTAAGTTAGCTGTTGCAGAAATGTACAGTACAGTCACAGCAGGGTTCTTAGTAATCTCCCAAGCAACTCTGTACGCAATAAGAATAGACTTCTGGTGCGCTCTAGGAAGAAGTGTAAGCTGATGAGACTTCGCTTCTTGTCTAGTCCACCAACCTATTAACTCTTCGTGCACGGCTCCTAGAACCCTGTGTGGCGCTACTAGCTTAATAAATGCAACCAAACTTCCTTCAGCTGCTTCTCTTGTTTTATCTATCTTTGACAAAGGTGGTCCCTTAATTAATTGCTGTTGTTCCGTATACTCTATCATAAGCATCGTCTATCTCAGAGGATACCGCAGCAGCGATCTTACTCTGGCGTACTCTCTCTACTTTAGACGGTGCGCCTGCTTTACGTTTATCCCATCCTCTATCGCTGACCCACTTGGCTGCAGCAACAGCTTCTTTAGTATCTGTGTTAGATGTCTCAATCATCTTCCTGACAGCTTTACTTTTGATCCGTACCTCTAGTTCATCTCGCCACTCTTGTATCATAGGTCCTAGTGAAGTACTATTGGATATAGCTAGCCAGTGTTTCCAATTATAAAAATACTTTAGTGCAAAGGAATACTCTGTTGGGTCTTCTAGTTCTAGGTACGCACTTTTAAGAGACTTATATATTTTACCTTTATACGTATGGTCTTCATCTTTAACAGTGTATAGAGCGAAGCCATCATCCTTATACTTGTAATCTACAAACAGTGACGTTATTCTAAATCGCCCCATAGTATCTTTAAATTTAGTTGACATACTTGATCCTATCTGCTTAAACTTTATATGATCCTGAAACAGTTATAAAACCATTGTCAGACCATTCACTTGCATCTAACGGAGTCTGTCCAACAGCACTGTCCCATAGTTGTAATTTTATCGTTGATGATCCTCCTAGTACATACCCAGATAGTGATTGATTTGCTGTTATATTTAAATTTGTTGCAAAGCCAACATAAACAGATTGATCACGACCAGCCTGCGCCGCAATAGGTAGCCCTGTCAATGTTACGACCCCTGTTCTAGAAGCAATAGAACTAGTTCGCATAGTCAGTTCAAAAGTAACCCAGTTACCTACTCTTTGATATTCTCCTGCATTTGCAGTATAAGTTACAGTGCCAGAACCTGTTGCCGAGGTCCATAAAGGAATAAAGGTAGCTTCAACACCTGCCCCTACGATAGCCCACTGTGCTTCAGAGATAGTTGTAGCATTGATATTTTTTAACTGATCAATCTCTACTTGCGTTATCCCTGTTCCTGCTACTAGCGCTGTAAAGAACTGTAGCGACATATCATTTAGAGAGCCGACAAAGCCGTCAGCAATAAATGCACGCATTTTTAAATCGTTTAAAGAAGACATATTGTTTTACCTTGTGTGTTACTGTTTAAACTTTATATGATCCTGAGACAGTTATAAAACCATCGTCAGACCACTCACTTGCGTCTAAAGGGGTTTGTCCTACAACACTATCCCATAGCTGCAATTTTATTGTTGATGATCCGCCCAACACATATCCAGCTAATACTTCTCCTGCGGCTATGTTTAAATTAGCAGCAAAACCAACGTATACAGATTGATCTCGGCCAGCGGCAGCGGCAAATGGCAACCCTGTCAATGTTACAACTCCCGTTCTAGAAGCGATTGAGCTAGTCCTCATGGTCAGTTCAAAATGTACGCGATTTCCTACCCTACTATATGAGCCACCATTTGTAGTATAAGTTACAGTGCCCGAACCTGCTGCCGAGGTCCATAAAGGTGTAAAGTTTTGCTCATCAAACATTGTGAGTAAATTGTTAGACGCATTACCACCAAAATAACCACCAGCAGTAGACATGTCCATTGTGCCGTGAGAAATATTGTTACCATCTTCATCCCATTCAAAGGCATCAATTAAATCTTTATTAGCGAGGTTTTCTCTTGATTTAAGAAGTCCACCACCAAACGCGGTTGATGTATTCCTACCCTTCTTATTAAACTCAATTGCTCCGAAAGCAGTTAACCTATCATTAGCATCTAAACCAACACCATTTAGTCTTATATTGCCATCTGTATCACTATCATTTAGAGCACCAAAAACAACATTAGCAGTTCCTGTACCTGCTACCATATTGACAACACGATTTAGAATTGTTTCTTGTGCAGCATCTGTAGTGCCTTGAGGATTAAGAACGCTAACCTTAGGACCAAAAGAAGGAAGAGGTCCACCAGTAACACCCATTTTTCCATCGAAGATTGCATTATTGTCAATAAGAGCACCACTAGCTATAACTTGTGAGTCAGTACCTGTACAATCAATAATCGTATTATTATTGCCAGCATTTAAAAACTCAATATTTGTTGAGAAATGTCCTATTGTAACAGAACCTGTTCCGGCTAAAGTTTTATTCAACGTAATGGTATTTGCATCAATAGCTGTAGCAATATAACTAAAACCATCACTTATATCTACTGCTGATATAAGAGTAATCATATCACCGGGAATAATAAAAGGCAGTAATCCATGCCCTGCTTTAGTGATAACGTTTGTGCCGTTACTGGTAAAACCGGCTATACTGCCTTGACGGTAAGGAAAAATTCCAGCAGCGTGTGAACCGCCATTAATATAAGAACCTGCATCAAAGTAGCAAGCGGTAAATTGATTGGCATTACCACTACAAAGTATTTTACGTGTTACAGATTGTTCTATAGTTACTGAAGTAAAAGTATTACCGTTATTGCCATTTCCAGGTCGCGCACTGAAAGGATTTGATATGTGTATTAGAAAAGCGTCTGCTGTTAGTACATCAGTAAATGAATTTTGATCAGTAACATGATAGCCACCAAAAAATTTATTTGACGTAACAAAACAATTATCAAAATCTCCCGGCTCCATAAAAACATTAACTCTACAAGCTTGAGAAAATAAGAAATAGAAAG